TGATTGTCTAGATAATGCATCGAAAGGTTGCATGTACTGTCTTGATAAATTTGCAAACTCGGCAGCTCTCTCAGCTTGACCAACACCTCTCTCAGTTGCACCAATTCTAGCTAAAGTGCTCACATCTCTTTCTAAAACTCCTGATGCAATAGGATCAAATGAACCAAATATTTGTCCTATACCTGCTTGAGTTCTACCTATGTTGGCTAAATTCTGTGCTGCTAATTGCCCTCTTCTTTGTTGGTTTTCAAAAGCTTGTTGTGCCGCTCTTTGTGCTTGTTGAAAACCGCTAGATAATAAACCAGCAATGCCTTGACCTAATTGTCTTTGAAAACCTGTTGCAGCTTCAGCGTCTAATACACCCTGTCTACTACCACCAAAGGCACCACGCCCCACTGCCTGTGCATCTCTTCCTGCTTGTGAGATATCAAATTGTCTTCGCATCTCCTTTGTATATTCATCAATTACATTTTGCTGAAAGGGATTCATAAAAGCTTGAGTAGAAGCAGGATCAAATGCCCCTGTTGAAGACATGGCTGTGGTTGCAGCGTTTGCTGCTGACAAAGTACCTTGTCCTAAAGCACCTACCCCCATATTTAAAAATTCTGGTCTAGTAGCTACTCCTGTTCTAGCTAAATTTAGTGCATCTGTTTCTGCACCTGAAAGAGGCTCAACGGTTTCTTTTGGCAAAGGTGGTAAATTAGTAATAAGATCTTGACCCGACTTCATCAGGTTAGCGTAATACTGATTTCTTAATTCTTCTAAAGTAGCCATTATGCCATCGCCATCCTCTCTTGGCCTTCTTCAAATGACTCTGCGTCTTTGTCAACTGATCTCATCAAAGCATACAAATTCTTTGGTCCTATTTCGTCAACGGATTTTTTTGTAAAAATAAATTCTCCATTACTTATATCTGTCGGTACTTTGTTGCCGCCGCTTGTAAATCTTATTGAATCACTCTTGCCGGTCCCTGGTCCGGTGACCATGCCACTAGGTTCACCTGTTTCTCTATTTAGGGCTATGCTAGTCATTTTTTCTCCACCCATAGCATAACCAGCTATACCACCTGAAGCGTTTTGGAACTTACTTTTTTCTAACTCTTCTCTATAATCTTTTCTTGCACCTTCTATACCAGATATGCCAGTTGGATCTACGTCTTTCATTCTAGGATCATCCTGACCTTGTGCAAAAGCAGTAGCCAATAAACCAAGCTCTGCTGCTTTGACTGGGTTCTCAATTATGAAATTTAAAATTTTACCAGGGGCACCACTTAATAAATCTCCAATGCCTCCACCACCAAACCCTCCTGGTACGCTCATCAAATCTTCAACATTTTTGGCATCGGACATAGACTTACCTATTAGATTAGTGGGTGTTTTAAAAGTATCCATCACACCCTGAGAAAATGTTTTACCTGGACCTGCAGTAACTCCGCCTAATAAAGCAGTGATACCAAGATTCTTAGCTATGTTTGCAGGCTTGTCTCCACCTAATAAACCTGCAATACCAGATGCTACGGCGGGATTAAAACCAAAACCAGGAGCTAATAAACCAATACCAATTTGTCCGACTGGACTTTTCAAAAGGTTTTTAGCACTCTTAAATATGTTCTTTAACATTTATTATTCCTTGTTCGTAGCACCCATACCTAGTCTAGGTGCAAAAATCTTAACATCTCTTTGTATATCTTCTTCCGTAGTATCGGTATTAGGATCGGCAACATCTGCAGACACTGCTTCTTCTGACTCATAATTAGCTCCAGTCTTCTTATGAGTAATGACTGTTTCCGTTTTGCAACTGTATATAGGAACTTGTTGGCCATTGATGTCTTTGTACCCTATGATCTTTGGTTCCTCTACAATTGTGCTCATATTACCCTCTATTTGTACTATTGTTGTTGTTTAATTTCAAGCAGTGATACTGTGACCATAGCCTTGTTTGCTGCGTTAGCTGTCACTTTTAATGCATCCCCTGCCTCAAAAACCTTTACATCCTGTCTCGTAGTTGTGTCCGTAGCACTGACATCTACTTCATCTACCTCAAAGTCTGCAGAGCCATTATTATGTGTTATAGTCACAGTAATACTGTCTGATGCATGATAATTATGTACAGATAAACTCTTTACTACGAAAGTAGATACAGGCACAGGTGGAGATGCTGACACATCTGCCTGTGGCACAGTAAATACTGTGGTCAAGTTTGTAGATGTTAAGTTAGATATAAATCTTTTAAATACGTCTGCCATTATCCAAAGAAAAACGCCCTTCTCGTCTGTTCATCAGCGTTGTCTTGCTGATAAGAAAAGTTTAGTTGTAGTATTAATTGCTCTAGTTGTCTGATTAACTCAGCAAAAGAACGTGGATCATAATTATCTGGTGGGTCAGGAAATCTTGTTTGTGCAATCTTAGCCATTATCTACCACCATCAGGATAAGCATCTATTGTAAACGTGCCCATTTTAAAATTACCACCAACTACATTACTCTCTATTTTAAAGTTAGCCTGTCTACCTCTACCTCTCAAATCTTTCTTAATATCTGTAGTTTGTACAGTGGTAGCTGTTTGACTTACTACGTTACCGTATGGATAATTTTTAAAACTAAATGTTACGCTGACATTGCCTGTTTGATCTCTAAAGTCTGGTATAAATCTAGCGATCCGCATCAACTGCTCTCCGCCCTCATCTATGTTAAAGTCACCACTTTGTATAAAAGCTTGCATAGCGGCACCATCATCATCATTACCAAACTCATGTTTGTAGTATCTTGATACACCATTAGATAATCCGATCACTGTTGGAGTAGCATTTGCAACACTATCTTTTAAATATTCTGTTGCAAAAGGATTTTGAAACACACCACGATCTACCCATGTAGTTCTATTCAGTGTCCCCACTGCCCAAGATTGTTCTAAATAATTATAAACCACACATTTGTTTATTTGTGGATTTACATCGTTGTTTGGATTAGTGACATAAAACCAAATTATTTCTGCAAATTCTGTATTTACACCTGCAAAAATTTGATCTGTTTGTGTAAGATCTATATTTTCAAAAACAAAGTCATCCACTGTGCATGGCAATTTTTTTACTGTGCCATCAAATGCAAAGAATGCGTTCTGACCCATCCAGTACGACACATCTCTAACAACCACAGCTGCATGTTGTCCTAACAGTCCACAGTTCTTACCTAATTGATTTAGACCAAAAGTAAATGGTGGTCCTATGAACTGTAGTCCGTGAAGCGAGGTGTCAGTCCAAACTAAAATTTGACCACGTGCTTTGTCAGCACCGACAATTGTAGAACCATCTTGTATACGAAGTGATCCTGCAGTGTTCGTGGCCCGTGGTTCGTAGGTATTAATATCTTCTTGTGATGAAAAGCGTAAAAGCAAAGGATCTTGAGATGAGGCTGTGCCCACTGTTTTTTCTGTGCCAAATAAAATTAAATGTCTATCTGGTGTTGAAACCAAAGAAAACTTACTAGCTGTTGGAGCATTTGTAACTAGACTTGCTTTACCTGCTAAGCCATCAGATGTTGGTGACCATTGAAAGGTAGATCCATTTAGTGCTGTTGCAATCATCAGCTCACCAAAATTATCTATCGACCAATCTCTACCATCTAGGATTGTGCTTGAGCTATTACTTGGTATGTTCCATGCATTTGCATTAGCTGAGTCTTCAAACAAAGTTACAACTGAGTCATCTGCATGGGCTGATCTTGTAGAGCTATCTACAGCTCTTGTTATACCTGTCAAATTTGTAGATGTTTTACCTGTGTAAGATATTATCTCATCATCGACTATTATTTTACCCGCAGTAGAGAAATCTGTTGTGCTGTCAAGCGTTATGGATGTGCCTGAACCTCCTGTTCCTGCAGTGTCATCTAATAAAGCTCCATTAAGAAGATTGCTGACCGCTGTTGAGAATCCACCATAACCATTTGTGCCCCAACCATATCCAAATGTAGAAAAAGCAGGAGCTGAGTTTATGTCAAACTTAGCTGTGGCTGTCCCTGTCGTAACACTACCTGTCGATTCATTAGCGTCTTGTTGTATTACGAATGAGTTTGTACCAGTTACTGACTTTACTTCAAAACTTCTATCAAAATCAGTAGCAGTAAAACTTGTACCTGATAAACTTGTTGTTCCGGAAAAAGTGACAACGTCACCTACAAGAGCGCCATGTCCATTGACATTAACGGTCACATTAGCTGACCCATTCGTTGTGGTAAATATACTTGTTACTGAGCTATTTGTTTGTCTAATAGGTGTAATGTCGTACAAAACATCATTAGCAAATATGTAAAGTTTTTTATCTGTGCCTAACGCAGCTAATCTAGTGCCGTCTAATGCTACCCAATGATGTGCATCACGTGGAACGCCAATAATTGTAGTTTCAGTATTTTTAGCCCAGCCACCTATTTTTTCAGGTAGTCCATATCTAAATCTAATATTATCACAGTCAGTAAATGTGCCTGAAGCTCCTAAATCACTTGTCTGTTTTTGAATCCCCGGCTTGAGTTGTAGTTTTGTCAGTGTCATTTGCTCTACTAAATATTGTACCTACGTGACCTTTGAAGTGCATATTACCTTGATGAGTCAAGGGTGCACCCACATCGGCCCATATTTTACCGCCTATCTTAGACCATAATCTACTAAAATAATAGTCCTCACTTAAATATCGTTCTTCTTCGTCCCAGTCAATCTTACCAACACCAAATAGATCAAAACAATTGTCTGACTTAAACCTTAACCCATTTACTATCTGATCAGATCTATATTTACGCTCAGGATATGCCTTTTGCATTTTCTTTAGTACGTCACGTTTTATTAGCATCATACCAGTGGCTGCTTCTAAAACCTCTACAAATCCCCCTATCATCTGTATATTTTTTGGATCTTTAAAATTTAAGTTATAGCCTAATGATTTATAAAAAAGCTCGTCATCACTTATATCGGGATTGTTTTTTACAGCATCTCGAACTTGATTCCAATGTATGCATTTACGAGGATATATACCACAGGCTATATCCTTATCTGCTCTAATTAATCTTTCTATATTCTGTGGCACAAAACCAATGTCTGCGTCAACAAATAAAAGATGTGTCCCAACATAATTCTGATCGTCTAAAAACATAGTAGCTATAGTATTTCGTGCTCTAGTTATTAATGATTCATTACCCATAGTTTGTAGTTTCATACCTACGCCCTGGGCCGAGGTCCATGCTTGGAGGCCCAACACCCCATGTAATGTGTTCTCGCCTAACATACCGCCGTACATGGGCATGCCTAAGTACAATCTTATATCGTGATCTTTTAAATCGCCTTCTATCATTTTAGTTTCTTTTTATCCATACCTTTCATTAGTGTTGACAGAGTTGTCATGTTTTGTTTGACCATCTCGTTTCTGAAGCTTTCTATTGCTGATCCTGCTTGACTTGTTTGTCTTGAATTTTCAATCATTAACATGGGCATGAGTGCCATCGCACAGCCATATTCATCAACCTCTTCGCCTGTTTGAGGATGTTTACCACGTATTTGTATGAACCAGCCACATTCAAACTTGCGACATGGATTAAAATTATCGAGAGGACAATTGTCTTTGACTTTAAGTTTCACGAATCCTTAGAACAAATAATTAAGTCAACATACTGCACATCAAGATTAAATGTGTCTGAGAATGTATGTGTGTGCGCACCACCTGCTAAAGTTCCAACCCCGTGAGAGTGACTACCACCGCCACCAGTTGATTGTGTTTCAAACTGATTACCTGGTGATGAATTACCTGTATTTCTTACACCTGTGGAAGTTGAAGATGTTGTACCAAATTCTTGGGTACCACCCTCTGTGTGAGTGTGAGCTGGCATTTCTGCAATAGAAAGTGTGTGTGCAGCCGTAGAGCCTGTAATAGTAACACTGGTGCTACTCGTTGTTCCACTAACTGTTTGATTGTTATTAAATGCTGCTGCAAAAGTGTTAGATCCACCTGAACTTGCAGAGCCTGTAACAACTCTTAATGCTTTGTTATCGTGAGCTGTGCCTTTAGTCCAACCTGTAGGAGCTGATGATTGTTGAAATAGCATCAAAGATCCTGCAGGTATAATGTCGATGCCTGTTAATTCTGCACCACTACCAATATAAGTTGTGCCAGTTGTACCTACTTTAGCACCTAAGACATCTACACATTTATCTGATTGATTGTAAATCATAGTGTGTGAGCCTTGTGTTATAGCTACACCATTTGATGTATGACCTGTAGGGGCCACTGTCAAAGTGAAAGAACCTGTTGTGTTATTGAATATTACGTAATTACTTTCTTTAGCTGGGACTAATACTTTAATATTACCAGTCAAAGCCCCTGTAAGTTCAATAACTTTGTTAGAGGATTCTGCTGTCGCTGAAGCATCAGCAGTTGTTAATGTGACATCAGAAGATCCTGCTACGCTTTTAGATAAATAACCATTTACAAACGCATCAATGACCTCAAGGTTATTGTTTGTTTTATCACCCCAAGTACCTGCGTTTTCGCCTGATGCTTGTAATTCTAGTTTTAATCTATCTGAAAATGTTGATGCCATGGTTTAAATTATCACGGTTTTGTAGGCCATACAACTGCATTAACCTTATCTACAGTGTCCAAACCTGCCGTCAAATCCCTAAGATCTTGTCTATATTTTTTCTGTGCGTCTGTCATTGTATTATCAGAGGCACCCCACCAATCAGTTTCTGCTAATAAACCGTTTCTTTTTTCTCTTAAACCTAAAAGTGCTCTATCAAAAGCACCATCTGCCCATGCTTTTTCTTCAGCATCTCTGGCTGCTTCTTCTTCTGTTGTAAATTGAACCAATGTACCATTAACATTATGATATCTTACCATTATTTTTTAACTCCATACATTGTAGCTGAAGAGGGTTCTTTCCAGTTTCCTGTATCAAAATAAAACCTGACCCCTCTTAAAGCTGTTGTTTGTTTATAAAATCCAGTGCCTTGATTAGTGTAATAATGGTCATGGTTCGAACTAATGCTTGAAGATAAAAATTTTATTTGTTTATAAGATGTGGTGTTTAATGGATTAATTAAAGTAAACTCATAATTCATAGCATATTGGGCATCATCATTAGTGCCTGACGCACTATTAACTCTCATAAATGAACCCTCTCCCGCATTATAAGTGTTGCCTGATGAATCGTTGCTTAGTTGTCTAGTAGCAGATGATGCTAAATGAACATAATCACTTGCTGTTATAATTCCTGCTGATGTAAAAAATCTTGCATATAGTTTTGCATTATCTGTTATAGATGTAACTCTATCAAAATAAATTTTATATATGTCGTAGTCTGTGGTAAATAAATTATCAAAATCTATATTTGTAGTGTCTGTTCCACTAATAGTTACTGTGGATAATTTCACTAAATTTGATGCACCAGTAACAGTACCGGTAAAAGCAAAAGTATTAGCTAAATTAATTTTATCAGAAGTAATTGCATCATCTGCAAAAGCTCCTGCGGGTAATGTATTAAGTGCCATTATGCTAGCACCTCCATTAAAACTAATCTATATGTTGTGCTATCAGTCGTTACTGATGATGTGGATCCTGATGCTGTATTCATAGCTAATGTATACTGTTGTGCTGATGTGGTTGAGGGACTGTCAAGATAAGTTCCTGTCAACGGAAAATTAGCATTTGAACCAGCTGCACTACCACCAATTAACGCACCTAAATCTGTGCCGCTTGTTGTACCTCTAAATACAGTGGCTCTTCCATAAGCATTACTACCAGCAACAACTTGACAATTTGTATGAAAGTGTATTAAAATTTTATTACTGGTGCTTGACGGAGTTATACTTGCATTTAACAATTCTGACATTGATGTAGAGGAGTTTGTGAAATTTGTTGAGCTAGAGTTTTCTACCACTTGTAAAATTTTAAATTTAGAGGCAGTAAGAACACCAGAACCATTAGACGTGATAAGATTATTATCACCACCGTCATTGATTAAATTTACTTTGAGCTTACTGGTCATTTATACCCCTATTAACCTGTACCCACTAAATCTTGTTTGTTCACCGCCTGAATCAGATAATGTTGTAAAAGTTCCACTATCAATATTTGCATTTATATAAGCTTCAACATAATCACCAACTGACAAATCTAAAACAGCACTTATACAAGTCATAGCTGTTTGTAATGAACTTCCGTTTGTGTCCATAGCTGTGTTGTATTTTACACGAGAGCCATTTTTATAAATACCTGTTCTAAAAATATCTAATCCAGTATTATCATCATAACCACCTGCATCTAATAAAAAAACATATTTTCCCGCTTTTCCACTTGGAACTGTAAATTTAGAATCTGACCACGCACTATCTGTATCAAAACTTTCTCCAGTGAAAGTTAATTTTGTCCAAGTATTGTCTGCAGGATTTTGTGATGAGGTTTGATAAACCTCAAAAGCAGGTACATTAGTAAAAGGTCCGGATACAGTATCTCCTGCCTCACCAATAGTAATTGATGAGCCTGACTGCTTTACAATCTCATTTACCTTTAACTGCGATACCAATTATAACTCCTTATGATTTAGGGTTTGCGTCTTTGATGCCTTTGATTCTGGCTTTCCATGCATCCATGTCTTTATACATTTCATCAAGTTGATCGCCGATATCCCCATAGGCCGCTCTACGTGTAGCCCTGACTGCGTTGTTTGCTTCTTCAGTATTGCCTGCTGTTTCTTGTGCAGCAAGTTGTTCATCTGTTGGTTTATCTAGACCTGAAACATTCCATTC